CCCATTCGCGCTTTTTTTACTTTCCGTCCAAGGCCTTAGAACCCCACATCGGTCCATCATGCCGCAACCGCCGTTCAAAGTGACACGTCGCATGCGCAAGCGTGTTTCCCTGCTGGTGGCGACCGGCATGGGCGAGCGCGGCATTGCGCTGGCGTTGAAATGCGACCGCAAGACCCTGTGCAAGTATTTCGAGGATGAACTACGGGACGGTCGGGACTTATACCGGGCTGAGCTGCTGGATATGCTGCAGACGGCGGCGAGTGCCGGCAACGTGTCTGCCATGAAGCATTTGGACAAACGCACCTCGGGTGAGACGGCCAATCCGGGCGGCTTTGCCGGCGGCAAGAAGGCCGAGCAGATGCGCGCCGCGGATGCCGCTATTACTTCGTCGGAATGGGGCGATGATCTGGCGCCGATCGCGGTGCCGGTGCGGACCAATTAACGCTTGCATCTCGTCGTCAATAACGAACCTTGGGATACATCTTGCCCAGAATGGCCGAAGCGGATCATGGCCGGCCAGTCGCTGGTCCCCGACTTGCCATTGTTTCCCAATGAAGTGAAGCATGGACTGAGCGCGTTTAAGCGGTTGCGTCTGCCCGATGTGATTGGTCAGCCGACATTTGGCGAAGCCATGGGCGATTGGGTGTTCGAGATCGCTGCGGCGCTATTCGGCTCTTACGATGTTGAAAAGCACACGCGGGCCATCCAGGAATATTTTCTTTTAGTTCCGAAGAAAAATGGCAAGTCGACGCTGGCCGCTGGTTTGATGGTGGCGGCGGTTTGCAGAAACAGACGGCCGGATGCGGAATTCACCTTCCTGGCGCCGACCATCGAGGTGGCCGGGATTGCCTTCCGGCAAGCGCGGGCCATGGTCAAGCTGGATCCAACTCTGAGCACCGTGTTCCATATCCAGGACAACATCCGGCGGATCACCCATCGCAAGCACGGCTCGTTCCTGCAGATCAAGGCGGCCGATGTGGACGTTATTACCGGCGGCAAGCCGCTGGGGTGCCTGGTGGATGAGACGCATGTGTTCGCCACCAAGTCGCACGCCGCGGATATCTTTCTCGAAATTAGGGGAGCCCTGGCGAGTAGGCCGGATGGATTCTTGATCCAGATCACGACGCAGTCAAAAGCGCCGCCCGCCGGGGTGTTCAAGTCTGAATTGGCGCGGGCCAGAGACGTGCGTGACGGCAAGCTGACATTGCCTAAGCCGTTGTTGCCCGTCCTATACGAACTACCGCACAAGATCGCGGCTGACAGCGGATGGGAAAACGAACAAACGTGGTCCCTGGTCAACCCCAATCTCGGTCGCAGCGTCGATGCGGAATTCCTCCGCTCGCAGCTGATCGACGCCAAGCGCAAGGGGCAGGGCGATCTCGCCTTGTATGCATCGCAACATTTTAATGTCGAGATAGGCCTGTCGCTCAGAGGCGACCGGTGGCCCGGATCGGAATTCTGGGAAAAGCAGACGGACGAGACTTTGACGTTGGAGCGATTGCTCGAGCGTTCGGAAATCGTGGTGGTCGGGTTGGACGGGGGCGGTTTAGACGATCTATTCGCAGTCTGTACCCTCGGACGTTGCCGCGAGACCAAACATTGGCTGGCTTGGTCGCATGCTTGGTGTCACGAGGGCGTCCTGCAGCGAAGGCAAACCATCGCGGCAACGCTGCAGGATTTCCAGAATAATGGGGAACTCACCATTGTCAAAGACGAACTGGATGACATCACCGCCATCATTGAGATTATTTCCGACATCAAGCGAAGAAATCTTCTGGCGGCTGTCGCTGTTGACCCTGCTGGCCTCGGTGAAGTCGTGGACGCCCTCGGAAAAATCGGAGTCTCCGTCGCCGACAAAAACCTGATCGGCGCGCCGCAAGGCTACCGCATGATGAACGCCATCAAGGGCACCGAGCGCAAGCTGGCCAACGGCACGCTGTGGCATAGCGGCTCGGGTTTGATGGATTGGTGTGTCGGCAATGTCAAAATCGAACCGACGGCTACCGCCATCAGGGCCACCAAACAAAATGCCGGCGATGCCAAGATTGACGGCGCCATGGCGCTTTTCGATGCGGCCATGGTCATGAGCGACAGGCCAACCGAGGCGCCGGCCTTCCAGATGTTCTTTGTCGGCTGAATTCCCAAAGGTGAGATCATGAAACTCAATCGCGCCTATGCGGTGCTCGATATCAAATCGTTTGACGATGACCAGCGCATCATCGAAGGCGTTGCCTCGACGCCCACTGTCGATCGCGTCGGAGATGTCGTTAAATCACGCGGCGCTAAATTCAGTCTGCCGATGCCTCTGTTGTGGCAGCATCGATCTGGAGAGCCGATTGGACACGTGGTCTGGGCCGAGGCACGTGATGACGGCATTCCATTCCGCGCGAAGATTGCCAAATCGGTTGAGCCGGGAAAATTAAAAGACCGGCTCGACGAGGCCTGGCAATCAATCAAATTGGGATTGGTGCGCGCGGTTTCGATTGGATTCAATGCAGCCGCTGAAAAAGTTACAATGCTCAAGAACGGCGGCATTCAATATGATGAATGGGAATGGCTCGAGCTGTCTGCCGTCACGATTCCCGCCAATGTTGATGCTTCCATCCATACCATTCGCGCTATTTATCATAACTTGCGCGCCGCGTCCGGCGATACGCAAGAAGTGACCCCGGCCTCGTCAGGCCATTCCAGCAAATCCGTCGCCGTCGCGGCATCCCGTTCCATCAAATTGGAGGCCACGACCATGGCCACGAAAACCAATGCCGAGAGGATGAAAGACCTCGAGGCAAAACGCGCCGCCGAAGTGTCCGCGCGTGATGCAATTCAAAGCAAGATTGTTGAAGAAGACCGCACCAAGGACGAAGCCGAACAAAATGCGTTCGATGAGCATTCGGCAACCATCAAGTCGGTTGATCGGGAACTCACTGATTGCCGTCTGATCGAAAAGGAATTGATCAGCACAGCCAAACCAGTATCGAACGGCGACGGCATCGAGATGCATTCACAGTCGATCCAGGTGAAGGCACCAACGCTGCCGCCAGGTCTCGGCCTGATCAAGCGGCTGGCCTGTCAACTGCATGCCGACGTTTATCATCGCGACGTGATCGCTGTGGCACGGCAATATTGTGGGCAATGGCCGCAGATCGAAATGGATATCAAGGCGGCGGTTGCCACCGGTACGGTTACCTCGGCGACATGGGCCGGCAATTTGGTGTACGCGCAGAACCTCGCCAGTGAATTCCTTGAATTCCTGGTGCCGCAGACCTATCTCGGCCGCATTCCAGGGCTGACGCGGGTCCCATTTAACTCGCGCATCCCGCGTGAAAATAGCGTCATCACGGCACAGTGGGTCGGGGAAGGCGCATCCAAGCCGGTGGCCGCCGGGACGTTCGATACCGTGACGCTGACCTTTGCCAAGACGGCCTGTATCATGGGCGTCACCGACGAGTTGGCAAGGTTCTCGAGTCCATCGGTTGAAATGCTGGTGCGTGACAATCTCGCCAAGGGCATTGCTAAGTTCCTCGACGAGCAGTTTATCAAACCGACGGTGACCGCAGTAACCAACGTGTCGCCGGCATCAATCACCAATGGTGCCGACACCGACAGCGCAAGTGGCACCGACATCACCGCGGTGATCCATGATATCCGGCAGATCCTGTTCCACTTCCAGGAGTATAATATCCCGACCGACAATCTGACGCTGATCATGCAGCCGGTGCTGGCCACTTCGATTGGCACCATGCTGACAACTTTGGGCGTGGTGGCGTTCCCGAATGTCAATGGCAACGGCGGCAATATCCTCGGCATCACGGTGTTGACGTCGAACAATTCACCGGCCGGGCAAGTCACCGCAATTCATCCACCGTCGGTGTTTGTGGCGGACGAGGGCGGATTGCAAATCGACGTGTCGCGCGAGGCATCGGTCGAACTGGATTCCGCACCCGCGGCCGGCAACTACCACCTGGTCTCGGCATTCCAGAACAACTTGGTGTTCGTGCGTGCCGAGCGTTACATCACGTGGATGCGCGGTCGGGATAAAGGCGTGTTTTATCTCACCAGTGCTGCCTACGGTGGGGCGGTGACAGGATGATGATGCGCGCGTTGAAGTCGTTCGAATACAACTCCCGCAAGCTTGCGGCAGGTGAAATATTCGAGCCGCTTTCAGACGCGCATCGCATGGTATTGTCCGCGGCCAAGCTGGCTGCGGAGAGTGATGATGCGGTGCCGGTGCGCAAAAAACAGCGTTATCGGCACCGCAAACTAGAGGCCGAGGAAGGATGAAGATCCTCGGCTTCGAGGTTTCCGTGCGCAAGCAGTCGCCGATGCTGCCAACCGCAATCTATGACCGTGGCTGGTGGCCAATCGTGCGCGAGCCATTTGCCGGGGCATGGCAGCGCAATCAACCGCTGAGCATGGAGAATCCGCTGCAGAACGCGACGTTGTATCGTTGCGTGGCCATGATTTCAGCCGACATCGCCAAAATGCGGCTCAAGCTGATGCAGCCGGTCGATCAGGTATGGCAGGAGACAACGGCAAGCGCTTTCTCGACCGTCCTCAATAAGCCAAATCGCTATCAGACCCGCATCCAATTCTTTGAAAGCTGGATGATTTCCAAACTGCGTGCCGGAAACGCTTACGTTCTCAAGGAACGCGATAATCGCAATGTCGTCAGCGCGTTGCACGTGCTCGATCCCAATCGCGTCAAGCCTATGGAGGCGTTGGACGGATCGTTATTCTACGATCTCAATACCGATCACCTGGCTGGCATTACCGAAGAACATGTCGTGATTCCGGCCAGTGAGATCATGCACGACCGCATCAATTGCCTGTTTCACAAGATGGTCGGCATGTCGCCGCTTTATTCTACGGCCGCGCCTGCTGCACGCGGGCTGTCGATTGAACAGTTTTCGGCAATGTTTTTCGGCAATGCGGCGCGACCTTCCGGCATCCTGACGGCACCCGGTAACATCGACGAGGCCACTGCAGCGCGGTTGGAGAACAACTGGCACAGCAATTATACCGGAATTAATCAGGGCAAGGTGGCGATTCTTGGTAGCGGGCTGACATGGAATCCACTGCAACAGAATGCCGTCGATAGCCAATTGATCGAGCAGCTCAAGCACAACAACGAAACGATCTGCACGGCATTCGGCATCCCGGCATTCATGGTCGGGGCGAAAGATCCGCCCAATTATCAAAACGCTGAACTGCTCGACCTGCAATATTACAAGCAATGCCTGCAGTCTTTGATCGAGCATATCGAATTGATCTTGTCGGAAGGCCTCGGCCTAGTCGGTGCCGGTTATCGCGCCGAATTCGATCTTACCGGCCTATTCCGCATGGATTCGCAGACGCAGATCACGGTGCTGGCGGAGGCTGTAAGCAAGGGCATTCTATCGCCGAATGAAGCGCGCAGGGTGCTCGGCTATATCGATGTAACCGGCGGCGAATCGCCAATGGCGCAACAGCAGATGTTTACCTTGCAGGCACTCGCCAACCGCGCTAATGCGCCGGCCTTGCCAGCCGCTCCGGCGCCAATGCCGAATCCGACAACGCCAGCACCGACACCAATCAATCAGCGCGCCTTGCTCGACGCGATCCGCAGGAGCCTAGGCCATGCAACTGCCGCTTGAGGATATTCTTGGGCGTGAGATCGCCGAAATTATCAAGGAACACACTGCATCAATTAAAATGCAATTCGATCAGCGCATCGCCGCGCTCGAGGCGCGCATGCCGGAAAAAGGCGAACGCGGCGAAATTGGACTGCAAGGACCGCGCGGAGAAAAAGGCGACCGCGGCGACATTGGGCTGCGCGGTGAAGTTGGCATCCCCGGCAAGGACGGCAAAGACGGCAGGGATGGCATATCCATTCACGGCGAAAAGGGTGAGCCCGGACCGCCAGGTCCACCGGGTCAAAACGGTAAGGATGGTGCAGGACCATCGCGTGGGCGCCATCGCGGACCATGGAAGCATGATGATGATTTTCATCTCGACGACACGGTTTCCTGCGGCGGCAATGGCTGGGTCTGCATGATCGAGGGTGCAAAAGACAAGCCGGGCGACTCGAAGCAATGGCAATTGTTCGTCAGGAAGGGCAGCAACGGCAAGGATGGCGAACGAGGGCCGCCAGGTCCACAGGGGCCGACGGGCAAATATGAGCCATGAGGAAATCACTTTTCACCATCCTGGAGCCGACCGCGCCGGTCTATGACCTGACCACGGTGGATGCAGTGAATATAGCGCTCGGCATTCCCGGCAATACTGCCGACGATGCGATCATGGCGGAGAAGATCACGGCAATTTCCAAAATGATCGGCGAATTGTGCGATCGTTATTTCGCCATGCTGACAGTTTCGGAAAGCTTTCGTCTGTCGTTTTATGACCCGACGCGCGGGATCAATCTGCGACAGTTTCCGGTCAACCAGCTTAGCTCGATCACGGTCGGTGGCAGCATAGCCGATCCTGCTGGCTATGAACTCGACAAGGAGGCCGGTCTGCTTTGGCTGGTGCCCGGCATGTGGTCGTGGGCCTATTCGCCGGTCAACAGCCATTGGTTCGGGGAAGTGGTCGCGCAATATAGCGGCGGCTATGACTTGCCCGATGACGCGCCGGTCTTGCTGGCGCAGGCGTGCATCGAGACCTTGCGCTGGCAGCATTTCAGCGGCAACCGCGATCCGTCCATCCGCTCGACGACGCATGGCGATACAACCGTGACGTACGGGGATTATTATAATCGCTTCCGCTATGCGTCCGCCGGCAAAGGCGCCGCCGCTCCAGTAAGTTCAATCCTGCCGCCGAACGTCACCGAAATGATCCAGAACTATGCGAGGCTCAACGTTTGAGTTGGCGCGTTGAGCCGTTATGGAAAGGGGATATTGCCTATATCGTTGGCGGCGGCACGTCGTTGCTTGAGCAGAACCTTGAGCTGATCAGGGACAGGAACGTCATCGCCATCAATAGCAGCTATCTTGCGGTGCCATGGGCGCAATATGTTGTATTTGCCGACATGCGCTGGTTCCTGCACCACCGCAAGGCGCTGATGAATTTTGGCGGCAAGATCGTCAGCTGTTCAACCGCGGCAACTGGCCCACCGCCGATCCTGACAATGATCCGCAAGACCACGCCGGGCCTGGCCACCGATACGCACACGCTGATGGTGAAGAATACCACGCTCACCGCGGCTCTTAATCTGGCGGTGCACCTCGGTGTCACCAAGATCGTATTGCTAGGCATCGATCAGAAGGCCGGGTCAGACGGAAAGATTCATCACCACCCGCCACACCCATGGAAACCAACCGCCGATTGCTGGCGGCGGCAACAGACAGATCTGCCGAAGGCTGCCGAGGATCTAACGGCGCTTAATATCGAATGCGTCAACGCCTCGCCGGGCAGTGCATTGACGACCTGGCCCATAGTGCGATTGGAAGACCATGTTGCTGCCGCCGATCCAGTCGCGCGCGTCGCCTGACAAGCGGCTGCATATTCAAGGTATGCAGGGACTTGGAGACAATATCTATCAGCTGGCGTTTGTGCGTACGCTGGCTCGTACCCGAGACATAACACTCGAAACATCATGGCCGGAATTCTATGCGGGGCTGCCGGTTCGCTTTGTCAGGCCGCAAGGATCGTATTCGCGGTTACGCACGCAGAACAAAAACGTGGCGCGCAGTCGTGTGGCTTGGGTGCCGCGACCGCCACGGGTGCAGAGTATCCGCAATACCTACCAGCGCGCGTTTCTGGCTGGGCGTTCGATCATCAATGGCATGGAGGAGTCATTCGGTATCCCTTTCGTGCCACCCCTCGAGCTGCCACCATTGCCGTCACCGCGGGCGATACAAACAGACAAGCCGCTCGCCTTTGTGAGACCGCTCACCGTCAGGAGTGAGTGGTTTAATTCGGCGCGCAATCCCGAGCCGCAATACATTGCCGATATCGTCGAAGCATTACGGCCGACGCATCACATCGTTTGCGTGGCCGACGTTGCCCATGCCGCCGAATGGTTCGTTGGAGTACCGCCTAAAGGTGACAGCGAGTTCATTCACGGCGAATTGCCGGTGATGGATATGCTGGCGCTAATGGCGGCGTCCGACATCATTATCGGCGGCATGGGTTTTATCATCCCGGCGGCACTCGCCCTCAACAAGCATTGCTTCGTCGTGCTTGGCGGCCAGGGTGGGCACAATGCACCGAGCCGGGTGCTCGATCCGCGGCTCGACTGCTCGCGCATCGGCTTCGCGACTCCGAAGGATTTCTGCCAATGCACGAACATGCGGCACAATTGCAACAAGACAATCCCCGATCTGATGCAACAATTCTGCCGTTTCCTCGACCGACGCTGCACGAGCATATCGCTGAACGTCGCCTGCAATGGTTCCCCGAGCTTGGCATCGGCTATTTCCCTGTGACGGAATCGCCTTATGACCAGGCGTATTTCGACAGGTTTTGCAGGCAGGCGGATAGCCCGATTGGCCGCAGCCTGATGGCGGGCAGGGTAAGATTCGTGGCGCAATATCATCGTGGCGGGTTGGTTGATGTCGGTATCGGTTCCGGCGCATTCGTTGAAAGACGAAACGCAATCTATCATCGCTCGACGCTCGGCTTCGATATCAACCCGGCGGGCATTGCATGGCTGAAAGAACGTAAGCTGTGGTGCGATCTCGAGACGACGGTCCCGGCCATATCGATGTGGGATGTGGTCGAGCATATCCATGACTTCCGGCCGTTATTGTTCCGAGCGTCACGATGGTTGTTTCTGTCAGTGCCGATATTCCGCGACGCCGAGCATATTCTGCGCTCCAAACATTATCGCAAGGACGAGCACTGCTGGTATTTCACGCGGCGCGGTCTGATCACGGTCATGCGCGGGATGGGTTTCGTTCTGGCCGGCAGCAGCAACATGGAAACAAGCGCCGGGCGCGAGGATATCGGCGCCTTTGCTTTCAGGAGAAGTTAAGGAATGTTGCACATTGTTGATAGCACGGCACCTGAGCGAACCAAGTACGAGGAAATATGGAGCTACCCGGAATATAAAGTCTTTTCGCCGGGCTTGGAAAATGTCGAACGCTTCATCGAGGTACTCGAGCCGATTGCCATGGCGAGCCTCATCGACATCGGCTGCGGTTCCGGTTGTGCCGGCATGAAATTCGCCAATCTCGGCTTCCGTGTGACTTGGTTGGACCTGACCGACGCTGCGCTCGATGAGCAGATTGATCGCACGCGCTTCATCCAAGCGGCGCTATGGGATAATTGGGGCATCAATAATAAGCGCGGATGGGATTACGGCTTTTGCTGCGATGTGATGGAGCACTTGCCGCCTGAATACACCATGCTGGCACTCGATCGCATATTCAAGGCATGCGGCACTACATGGCTGCAGATTGCATTACATGATGACGGCTTCGGCAAATTCATCGGCAAGCCACTGCATCTAACGGTGCAGAATTTCGCATGGTGGCGCGACCGCATCGCTACATTGGGCACATTGACCGAGGCACGCGATTTGTGTGGAACAGGTCTTTACGTGGTGCAGCGATGAGTAGCCGTGGCAGGCACGACGCGGCGCAGACGCACGTCATTCCATTTGATCCGAAGCGAGTCATGGAAATTGCGTTTTCACCGGACTGCCGGGTCAACGTCACCGATGAACAATTGCTTGAACAGGTTCGCGAGAACATCAAACGCGGCTTGCCGCAGGCCATGCCATACGATCCGAATCCCGACGTGGCCATTTTGGTGGCGGGCGGGCCATCACTCAAGACGACCGAGAAGGAATTGGTCGAAACGATCTGGCGCACCGGCGGCAAGGTGTTCACAGTCAATGGCGCCTATCAATGGTGCATCGACCATAATATCCGGGTACATGCCGCGGTGGTGATGGATGCGCGCGAATTCAACGCGCGGTTTGTCGAAACGCCGGTGCATGACTGCCATTATCTTCTGGCCTCGCAGTGCCATCCAAAGACATTCGAGATGTGCCGCGATCGCATTGTCACGATATGGCACGCGCTGAGTGCCGGCGACGACGAGATCACGCTGCTGGATAAATATTATTTCAAGCGGCATAACCCGGTGACCATCGGCGTTACCGTTTCGATGCGCGCTATTTCGCTGATGCGGATGCTCGGATTTCAGCGGCTGGAAATATTCGGTTTGGATTCATGCTGGCTCGACGGCGACCACCACGCCTACGAGCAGGCGGAAAACAACAACGAAAAAACCATGAGCGTCTGGTGCCGCCCCAAGGGACGCGATGATCTGGCGCAACGGTTTGTCTGTTCCGTCTGGCAGGCCAAACAGGCCGAGGACTTCTTGCAGCTCGTGAAGGAACGTGGCGAGTTGTTTCAGTTAAACGTGCACGGACCAGGACTTATCGCAACAATGATCCGCACTGGTGCGGAATTAGAAATAGAGGAGAAGCAAGATGGCAGTCGGGGCCTGGACTTTTTACAATCGTTTTAAAAGAAACTTAGGGCAGGCATTCCCGATAAATCTCGGGAGCGGCAACTTTCGCATTGCCCTCTATACGTCGGCATCGAATGCCGCGACGGCGACGCTGTCGATCATATCGAGTGTGACCAACGAGGTGACGGAGGCAAACGGCTATTCGTCATCCGGCAAGGCGCTGGCGTCGAAGACGTGGACCGCGGGCGCATCGGGTGGGCAGATGCGGTTCAACGCTGCGGCAACGGTGTGGACCGGGACCGGCGGCACCATCAGCAACATCAAGTTTGCGGTGATCTGGGCATCGGGTGCTTCGGCGATCGCCCGCAAACTGGTTTGCTATAGCCAACTGTCAACGGCGCAGTTCAACCTGACGATCAACAACACGTTGACCATAACTCCTTCTGCCACGGGTATTTTCAATCTCGCGGGCTAAAGCCATGCAAGAAAAACAGTCGGCACAGGGCCGCGAGGTCGTGCATGATGAGGCACAGCTTTGCATTAAGACCGAGCCGCCGAAAGTGCGCGTCAAGCCGAAACCGGATGCGCCGATGGTCATCGTGCCGCCGACGGCTACATTTGGAGTTGGGTGAATGGCTTATTATGACACGCTCATAGCGGCATGGAATAACCCGACGCAGCCGCCACCGGGCGTGGTCGGCACTGGACTGAATCCTGCATGGAGCACGCAACAAAAAGTCACAACCATCAACGGATGGAAAGTCGCGCCCGCTGCGCAACCGATGCTCATCCCAACGTACAAGCTTTACAATTGTCTGGTGGCAGCAGAATGGGCGGCACTAACCGATGTGCAACGGCAGAACGTGCGCGACATCTTCATGCTTGGCACGACTGATGGGTCAGTCGGCACAGCGACACGCACGACGTTGCTGGCAATATTTGCCGCGGGATCGCAGACGCGGAATAACCTGATCGCGCTGACGATGCAATTCGATACGCCCAGCAATGTCGATTGGTGCTTCACTTACAGTTATCCGACTTATGGGCAGACCGGTCCTGGAAATCTCTCACCCTCGGATGCGGCAAACGCGGGGCTAGTCTAATGGCTGTAGAAAAATGGATTGCTGGTTCCGGCGTTGGCTTTACCTGGACCTCGCTGATGACCACGGAATTAAATTCCATTGCCTCGGGTAATGCCATCTTGGGCGGCACGGCGGTGACCAATCAGACCGCGCTGGATATCTTCTGTGATTTCTCGCTGGTGCTTGCCAGTGCCGTTTTTGTCGCCCCGAATTTTGCGGGACTATATTTGTACGGCCTTAACGATGATAATTCGAGTTATGGAGACGGGCGCTTTACAAGTTCCGCTGCGGGTCCACCACCATCGAATTATTCTATCGGCAGCATAGGTATCGTCGTTGGAACGCAGGCGCAGACCGGCACGTTGCTGCGCGTCATCATGCCGCCCGGCACCTGGAAGCCGGTATTTTATAATCAATGTGGAGTGGCGCTAAATTCGGCTAACAACACGTTAAAATACCGCACGTACAATCGCAGCGTTGCCTAACATGGCGGCGATCCTTAAGCCGTTTCAGAATTTATTAAGTCCAGGGTCGCTTCAGGTTCCAACTGGTATACTTTCTGTTGATTGGTCGCATCCGTTGGCGAGTGGCCTCATAGGGTGCTGGGTGCCTGGCGTCACCAACACCATAAATCTGGGATCAGAAAAAAGTCAGCCATTGGCCGGCCTCAGTGCCACCAATTTTTCCGCTATGACGGCGGCTGGTCCAGGAACTCTCACGAATGCGGCAAACACAACATTAGTGGGGTTGGCGAATTCCGCCTTCAAGGACTGGCAAATAGGCTTCTCGATATTCTGGCATGGATACACCATAGGCCAAGGAACATTTGCCGACACTTGCCTGGCGGGGATTTCGACGACTGACGGCGCTAACAATTTCGTTGCCGCCATAACCCCTATTAGAAATGGCAGTACCTTTCAATTTCTTTATACGGCTAACGGTGCCTTACAATTCGCAACCGCTACGCCGCAAAATTCCATGAATACATGTGGCGGAACCTGGACAGTCGGCACATCCGCTCCGGTAGTCGCCTATTTGAATGGTGTTGTTGCTAACTCTGGCCCCTTTGGCAACAGCAGCAATACCGCGGGTGTTGCAACGTCAAAGGTGGTGATTTCCGGTATCTCTGGGTTTCCAACTCACTATGGCAATGTCATTACCAATGCGGTCTATTTCTGGAGGGATCGTATTTTAACTGCCGAGGAAATGAGATTTCTGGATCGAAGCCCTTATGATTTTCTGATACCAGCAGAAGGCGAGGCGCCGATGATGCTAGTGGTTCTTCCAACATTGCGCCAAAAACATTTCCGCTTCCGCACCGATGCGGGCGCGGCCGATGCAACGCCGACATGGGGAGCACTAGAGGATACCAATTAGATGGCATTCAATCCTGGCACATCGACTTTCCGCATCCGCTTCAGCATTGCCAATACCGCTGCCGCCGCGAGTGGTGCCACATTGTTCGAGCTGTATATGTCGAAAAATGGCGGTGCCTACGCGCCGGTCACCACGACATCGACCAACGGCGTGAAATCCACTGACGCCGGATCGGATGTCGATAATACGATCATTACCATTCCACGCCTGACCGCCGGCGCCTGAACTCGGAGGGATACCCTGATGTCACGGCAATATTTCGACGATACCCTTACCGAGCCGATCAACGCGGATTTCGCCACAATCACTGCCATCACCGAGACGGTTCTTATTCCGACAGTGTACACGCCAATCAATGCCATGGAGCCAAGGGCTGGAAAAGTTTATGAGCTTATCGTTGCCGGTACATGCACGACTGGTACGGCAGGAACGCTGATTATTACTCCACGCTATGGGACGGTGATAGGCGGCGTGAGCATTGGCGTTTCGCCAACACAGAACTACGTCCCATCGGTCACAACCGCTCCATTCTTCTTCCGCTATCTTCTCACCATCCGTTCACTCGGCCTCGCCGGGGCGAACTCAGTGGTTTATGGCTGCGGGCAATGGGTGTCCGGCGGAGCGGTTGCTACGGCGGCGAGCCAGACGACAGTTAACTGTGCCGGGACCGCAACGGCTTCCGTGGATACGACAGTCGCATCGGCGCTATGGATTGGGATCACCTTCTCCGTTGCGCCAAGCGTCATCCCAAAATTTCACATGTGGCGATCGCTGAACTAGCATGACATGCCAAAGACTCTTGGCCCGCATGCGGGAGGACCTGGCAGAGGCATAGGGTTCTGGGCACAACAGCCCCAGTTAATCCCGATCGATATTCCGGCAAGTCCAGCGAGCGCTGCTCTCGCATTATCCAACGATGCGGCCGCGAAAGCCACGTTTGTCGCCGGCCAGTACGATGAGACCGGCGAGACTGCCAGCATCACCCTGGCGCCGGCGCCGTCCTATACCGAGATCGAATTCGGTGTTGTTCTCGATTACGCAAATCTGGCCCTTGGAGACCGGCTGGATTTCCAGGTTTATGCCAACGGCGTTGCGATATCCTATGACGTAACGCCTGAACTAATTGCCGCAGCACTCCCAGCTGTCGCCAGCCTTGCGCTTTCGTCGGCCGCTCCTGCGTTGCTGCAGGGTGCAATCAAGTCACCGGCCGTTGCCGCGCTCGCACTGTCCGGCAATGCACCGAGCATAAGCCTGGCGTTCTCGATTGTTCCAACCGTTGCAGCGCTTGCCCTGACGACGGCCGCGCCGAGCAGAGTTCAGGACAGCGCAAGAATACCGAGTGTTGGATCGCTGACGCTCAGTGGCACGACACCGACGCTGAAGCAGAGCATTTCGCTAACACCGTCCGCCGCCAGCCTGAATCTATCCGGCACGGTTTCGACGGTAACAGCTGGCGTAAGTTTCTCCCCGGCCGCCGGCGCGCTTGCTTTTGCTTCGGCCGCGCCGTCATTCAAGTTCTTCATCGGCCAGTACGATGAGACCGGCGAAACCGGCGCGATCAATATACCGGGCCTGTCGTACACCGAGGTGGAATTCGGTGTCGTTCTCGACAATGCCAATCTGGCCAATGGCGATACTCTCGATTTCCGCGTCTATATTAACGGCGTTCCACTCGCCGGTTATGATGTAACCCCGCGAATTACTGCGGCCATCGCCGGCGTTACCTTTGTTCCTGCCGCCGGAAGTCTGACATTAAGCGGCCAAACGCCGAGCGTTTCGGCTGGCATCAACATCAATGTAACGCCCGCGGTCGGTTCGCTACTGTTGAGCGGACAAACGCCGGTTGCGGCGGTCAATAACAACAAGATCCCTGCGGTTGGTTCGCTTACTTTAACCGGGCAGACACCGACCAGCGTAACGAATACTGCCAAGGTTCCGACCGTTGCGTCATTGACGCTGAGCGGCACGGTTTCGACGCTCGTTCAGAATACCATTGCAACGCCTGCCGCTGGGTCACTAACACTAACCGGCGTTGCGCCGAGTCTAAGTCAAAGCCTTTTCAAGACGCCGGCAGTGGGAGCGCTGGCGCTATCCGGCAATACGCCTGTTCTGACGTTCAGCTATATCTTTATTCCGGCAGCGGGGTCGCTGACGCTGACCCGCGAAATGCCGAACGTGCTGTTGAGCGGCGCGCTTTATCCGAACACCGCAAGCCTCACATTATCGGCACTCGCGCCTTCACTAAAGACGACATTCCAGGTTGCACCTGCCGCTGGTGCTTTGGCGCTGACCGGCGTTGTTCCGTCGGTCGCGCAGAACAATGTACTGATCCCGGCTGTCGGCTCGCTGACGCTGAGCGGAACAGTATCCACCATCACGGGTGGTTTTTATCTAGTCCCATCAGCTGCCAGTCTGACACTATCGGCAGCCGCTCCGAGTGTCGGCGGCGTTGTAACAAAACAACCGACTGCCGGCGCATTAACATTTACCGGCAATGCGCCGATTGCAAAAACCGACATACGGCTATCGCCCGCCGTCGCTTCGCTACAACTGTCCGGGCAGGTACCCAGCAAGGATGTCGGCGCCGCATACATGCCGGCAAGCGCGGCGCTGGCGCTATCCGGTGGCACGCCGATCCTGCTGCGCAATTACCGCGATATTCCAGCAGCGGGAACGCTGGCGCTATCGGGGCAAATACCGAATGTCCAGCTCGGCGGACAATTGCGGCCGGCGACGGCATTGTTGTCGCTTACCGGCAATGTGCCGCGACGCAGTATCGGCACCACGCTCACGGTCCCGGCCGGGTCGCTTGCTCTCAGCGCAGTCGCCCCGCTTGTCGTCAAAACGACCGACGGCTATGTGCTGCCGATTACGATCTGCCATCTGAATGCAGAAATGACGGAAGGCGGATTGAATACGGTTCTGGCAACCAACGAACTTAATACGCTGATGAGCGCGGGTGAACTGAATACGATCCTTGCTGCCGATGCCCTCAACGTCGAGATCGATAGCGCCATGCTGGATGCTGAAATGGGGTGCCACTGATGACGACCAAAGTCTTTCGCGGGCAGCTCCTGGTGTTCACGGCAACACCGAAGGATGACAATGGCAATCCGGTCACGCCGTCGTCGGTCAAGCTATATCTGAACTATCCGCATTTGAACGGCGTGACCTCCACCGACGAACCTATCAACATGCTGATGCAGACCGGTGGGACATGGAAAGCTGACTTTGATACGGCCGACACCAAGCCAGGCGCCGCCTTCGCATCATTGCGGGCCACCAATCCGCCCGGCGCCGAGGACATCAAGTTCACCATCGTCGCCAATCCAGCCAACCCGCCATGATCGATTGGCAGACGCATTATGATCCGATCTATAATACCCTCGGGGTACCGGCCACCCTCGCATCCGCCGGTGGACAGTCCGCAACCGTCACCGCTGTTGACAGAACCAGCGGCGTCAGTATCCCCGATCCTCGAACGCAGATCGAAACCGTCCGACCGGTGGCGCGGGTCCGGGCGCGGGAACTCGAGCAAGTCGGCATCCTGGTGTCGGATCTGCCGGAAGGTAACATCACTTTTAACGGGCAGGCGTGGCGGATAAAAACCTATCAGCCGATGCCGTCACCGGCCGGCGAAGCCGACGGCGAAATCATGCTGATCCTGCTGTTTGAATCATGAGCTTCCTGCGGCGCGAATTGATCCTGGCCCGCCTGGCCGTCGTGGTAGGTGGCATTTCCGGCATCGAGACGTCGGGGCGCAACCTGGATCGCGTGGCCGACACCAAATTACCGGCGGCAATCGTGTTCGATGGCGACGAGGATACCGCCGACAATCCAAACGCGACAGGCAGCGCGCCCAATGTTGCGGTCATGACGCCGGTTGTTGTGGTGTCGTTGGGCGACGTGCCGGAAAACATCGGCACTGTAACCAATCAATGGCTGGCCAAGGTGCAGAAAGCCGTTCTGTTCGACAGTGAAATCGAACTGCTGTGTTCCGGTACGGCTTCGGGCAGGCGGCGTGATCGGCGCGGTGCGCGTTATCTCAATTCCACTAATTCTCTGCACGAAGGCCGCTCATCACAACTCGATCTGAATGTGTTTTTTACTGTTGCCTATCCGTTCATCCCTAGCGAGCTCTAACAAGGAGAAACATCAATGCCCGTAAGCCCTGGCACTATACCCTCAATCACGAATTACCAAATACCCACTGGCGTCGTATGGTGGACGGACGACCATGCCCTAACGGCGGGGCGGATAAAGCTCGGCAACTGCGTCGAGTTCTCGATCACTCCCAGCATCACGACCAAGGACCACACCCGGACCTATGGCGGTAGTAGGTTGATCGATAAGACCATCGTCACGCTGGCATCCGGTACGGTGAATTTTGTCTTGGATGAAATCACCCAGATCGCCCTCGGCATGTTTTCCCTTGGCAATGTCACCGATAATACCGGTGGCGCCGGTTGGGATATCATGGCCTTGACGAAACTGAACTTCAACGGCGTGTTGGAAATCGATGGTGACAACGTCGAAGGTCCGCAGGTCGATTGGATCGGCTATGTCAACCTGTCGCCTACTTCGGCACTTTTCCTCATCCGCAACAACGATGACTGGAACACCGTCCCGCTACAGGGAAAGATCCAGGCGCATCCAGTGCATGGCTTGGGGCACTTCACCGCGAGGGCACTGCATGAAGGTCTGACGGCATGAGCGATTTTCTCTCGATCAATCCGGTGCCGGATACGGTGATGATTGGCGACAAGAAAGTCGACGTGTATGGGATTTCCATGGAGGGATTAGGACACCTTTTGCCGCGCTTTCCCGATCTGATTCAAAGGATGGAGGAACGCCGACAAAAAGACGGCGGCCTTTCGTTGCCGGCCATTATTGAGGTATGCGGCTCGGCAATAGGGCCGGTGCTCGCAGCAGGTTTCGGATTGCCGGGCAACGAAGAAGCCGAGCGAAAGGCGACGCTTCTATCGGCAGCAGAACAGTTGAATGCCCTTACCAAGATCGTTGATAAAACCATGCCGGATGGTCCCGTCCCTTTCGTCGAACAGTGGGCGACACTGATGCAAAAGTTCGCCACGCCAGAACCGCGCAAAATGCGCTTCAAGATATTGCAGACGGAATCGAATTCCTCGCCGGAGAATGTGGGCATTCCCTTGAAGCAATCTGGCGCATGACGCCGCGACAGATTGACGGCTATATACGGCTGGCCAATAAGCGGGTTGAGCGGGCGGCGAAGTCGTGAGGATCGTCACCAAGGCCGATGCCGGACAATGGCTGAAGGCGACCAACGAATATGAGCGCATCATCGCCAAGGCGGCAACGCAGGCCATGCGCGATGTTGGCAAGCTGGCGGTCAAGAATGGCCGTGCCGTCATGGCCGAAGCGGGATTTAGCGGCAAATTTCAAAGGACGTTGCGCGCTATAAACAGACCAGCGTCTGGGTACGTGCTCAATCCATCGGAGTATGTGCATAGTACTATCAACTATTCCGATATCTTTGAGACCGGCAAAACCATTACCGGATCACCGTTTCTCTGGCTGCCGTTGCCGAATGTGCCGCGTTCTGCGGAGCGGGCGCATATGACACCGTCGCAATTTGTGCGCTTTGTAGGGCCGCTAGTCACCATGCGACGGCCAGGCAGATTGCCCATGCTGGGCGCGCGAGTGGAAACCGGTGGGCGGCCAACACTCAAGCGATTGCGGCGCACGCAGACGCATCGCGTCAACCTTGGCGAGCGGGCGCCTGCCTCGGTTGTTATTCCCATGTTTGTCGGTGTGCCGTCGGTGACTATCCCGCCGAAATTCGATCTTAAGAAAGCGTGGCAGGAGGCTTTCGACCACCTGGATGAATTCTATGCAGCGCGTCTTGAACCGTATGAGGGACGCAAGTAATGGCAATTAAAGAAGTCATTACATTGGAAGGCGCTGAAGAGGTTAAGTCTCAACTGGCCAGCATCAACAAGGCCGGTGAGGATAGCCTAAAGCAGTTTCGTGACCTCGGAAGTGCCAGCGGAGCCGCGGCTGATCCATTCGGCAAGCTGGTTGACAGTGCAAAGAACGCTGGCCTCGAATTCCAGAATACTGGACGCCACACCAATACACTGCGCGAAGCACTGCATGCCCTGCATCCGATCCTGCAGGTTGCCGGCGTGCGTATGGGCGAGCTGGGAAGCTTTGCCCGTTTGGCCGGCGCTAGTCTGCCGGCCCTTGCTGCGGCGGCCGGTGGTGCCATCGTTATTGCCCTGGCAACGCTGGAAGAAACCGCCAAAAGAACGCAGGGACGGTTGCAGGATCTGTTCGGCGGCAGCACGACCGCAGGCGCGCAGGCATTCAAGGCCTTGGAAACATCGGCCAAAGGCCTTGGCACCACGGTAGAAACTTTAGCGCCGGGATTCGAAGCACTGAAGACGGCGGTCGATCGATTCGCCCAGTCGACGCAGGGCTTCAAATTCGTCGCGCTTCGACCCGAGGATCTACCCACCGGCTCGGCGCAGAATATCAAGACGCTTACAGATGCCTATGAGAATTTCATTAAAGTCCTGCGCGCCGGCAGGTTGGATCAGGAGAACGCCGGCAAGGCGGCAAAGGTGTTCTTTGATGCATTAAAGGAAGGCGGCAAGCTTACTGGCGACATCCTCAAGCAATTGCCAGTCGGCACAATAGGGTTATTGGCCGATGCACTCGGCAAAGGAAGAATCAGCGCTGAGGCGTTTATTGCCGAAGCGAACCTGGCGCCAATTCCCATCAACAAGCTGGTCGAGGCACTAGCCCGCTTCGGGCCACAGGCGCAAACGGCATTTGATACAAGCGCGATAAAGACCTTTGGCGACTCGTTCGGAAAACTCGTCAATTCACTGCAGGAAGGTTTCAAGACAATTTCCGGTACGACATTCAGCGATGCCGCCGTTGGTTTTCTCGACAAGGTAACTCAGTCGATAAAGGCCACCAAGGACGAGATACAGTTATTTATCGATACCTGGCAGGCATTCAAGAATCTGTTTCCCGACTTGCCGAAAATTATAGGAACAACAGAAACCGTTCCACTGCCGCAGCCGCGGCCAATACAGGCACCGCCCAAAGGCTTCATAGTCCCGCCGCCCGATACGAAACAGATATCGGAGGCAATCGATCAGATCGATCAGGAGGTGACGCCGAAAGTAGATGAGCTTGGACAGAGGTGGGGCGAGGCATTATTCGGCAAGGGATTACACGACAAGCTTCTCGAAGTTGATGCTGCAGTCGCAGGTGCTTTCGCAGACACGCCCATCGATATGACTACTCCCGAGCAAAGTTTTCAGGAGGGGATGAATCAAATTGTAGCTTCCGCTCAGGCGGCGTTTGATAAGATTCTGGCGATATTCGCGCAGCCAATTAAGGTCAACTTTGATACCAGCGGTGCCAGCGGCTTCACCGCGCCAGGCGGCGCTCCATTTGCCGGCGGCGGCCAAGTGCGCGGGCCGGGTTCATCGACATCAGATTCGATCATGGCATGGCTGTCGGACTTCGAGTATGTCATCAACGCGCGCGCCGTGCGCCATTACGGTGCCGATCTATTCGGCGCGCTCAATGCCATGGCCTTGCCCAAGGACTTCATGAATCGGTTTGCCATGGGCGGGCTAGCGCGTTCCGCCGGCAATCGGCTGGCATCAGGTGGACAGGTGAGTTCCGGAAATTCTGTAACACTCAAGATCGATCGGCACACCTTCAACATGACGGCCGGTGACGATACAGTCGCGGCCATCAAGCGGTTCGCGGTCGCCGCGCAGATATCATCGACCGGGCGCAAGCCGCGGTTTGTCAGGTAATGTCCTTATCCGACAGTACATTGCTCACCATCACCGGCATCGCCATCCCGGATTATGCCATCCGCGGGCTAACGCTCAATCTTCAGCTCATCAATGCCAGCGATGGTCTGCAGCGTTCGATCAACGGCGCATTGCTCGATCTGACGGCGCCGCAATTCCGCAAATACAAGGCGACGCTCACATGTGAGGATCAGGATGTGCCGACGCTGACCGATATCTGGCAGGGACAAATTGTGACAATCACTTGTATTCCCGGCATCGGCCCAGCCAACAATACCGACGGCACATTAACAATGAGCATGATGGTTGACGCATGGACAACAAGCCGGGCGGAATGGGATGCGCTGACGAGCTGGTCGATAGACTTCCTGGAAATCTGAAATGACTGCGGCGGCTGGCCCCTACTTTTTCAGTTGGGTAGCCGAAACCGAAACGACGTTTGGGCCAGAACACCACGTCGAGGACGAGGAAATCGTCCGCTTTCGTATTGCGCAGGTTGAAGGCGACTTCGCAACTATGTCGCTCGATGTGCGCAACCCTAGAATTGGATTGCTTAACGTTGGACGAAAAGTGTGGGCGTGGTTCTCTTGGGATAGCGGCGGGACCGGTGGCGTGGTTCCATTGTTCTTCGGCCGGCTTGTTGGTTCCCCGTCGAACATGTTTCAGGAAGTGGTGACGCTGGAATTCGTCGCCAAGCCGCTGGACTTCAACGCGCAGAAAGCGGCATTGGCGGAAAGTCTCAAAGTTCGACCTTACTACGATCCAATCTTCATCGACGAGCAGAAGCGCTCAGATCCCGATACGGTGCTCGAGGGTTATAGTGCGCTATGGCACATCGGCCGCACGGATTTGGTCGTTAGCATTAGCGACGTGTTGCAAGGGGAAGATGGTGTGCTCGTATTCACTTCCGATGAAGTGCCTTACGCCAGCGTTCAGCAATCATTCGGCAAGCCGCCGCTGACATCGGTGCAGGTTACCGGCGATGTCAATTGGGCGCAGGCGGCAACCGGGACGATAGATTTCGGCACACGGTCATTCGACACATGGACCGGCGGATCCATCGTTTCCTCGTGGCCAAAGACCGGCGCGCAATTATCGGGCGGATGGAGTGTGCGCCAGGGCTTTGCCATCGACGTGCTCAATGTCGGCGGGCAATCCGCGACCAGCCATAATTTGAGCTGGGAAAACCGCGCCAAGGAGCACGCGGTGGGCGATTCCATGTCCATGCATCAGAGTTGGACGACCTTCCCTGTCGGAGGGCAGGTGTTCACTTCCGGTCTGCAGCGGCAGGCGGGCGTCGTTCCGGCGCAGCAGGTTATTTCCTACGATAGCGCTGGGCAGTCGTTCAATCCCTACGCCGCTATTGATAACCCGGATGGCAGTGAAAAGGCGGCCATTCCGCTGCATGTCGAATATCACCAGACGCTGGTAGCCGGTTGGCTGGTCAATACTGCACTGGTGCTCGACTACAATGCCAACAACAAGCGCGAGGAAACCGTCCTGTTCACCATTGCTGCCGATCTGCAGCCGATCGTAACGCTGCCTGATCCGGCCGATGTGGTGGAGCAGATCCCGTTGAATGGTGCAGACGTTGGTATTCCGATCGACGGCGTGGCACCGCAAACGGACACGAGTCGCTACGTCTATTTCGAGACCGATCGCGGACGCTGGTCGCTGGAATACATGATCTCGGTGGCCTGCGCGCATATCCGCTATCGCGCGCGTGCGGTGAATTTGTCCTGGGCCATTCCATTCGATCGTGCCGTTGATCTATCCTGCCGCAAGAATGCAACGCTATTCGATGATCGCATCGGCGGCGGAATGGCAACCGGCAAAATCATTGCCTATGAACTGACTGGCGACGGATCCGCAGGCCTGCAGATCGGCAATGTCACCATCGGCTGCGCTATCGGCCGCGACGGCACCGTGGCAGCGGTAGCCGGAACGCCGACATGGGTCCAAACCGGATGGGTCAATGATGGCTGGCAGGTCATGGATGGAGCCACCACCACACTAGGCGGAGGCAGCGTGGCCTATGAATTGCCAGCGGTGACTCCGACTGGCCTGATCTATCCATTGACCAAGGATCAGGTGGTCGTACATGAGCGGATCGACACCACACTAACCGAGCCGGTGCAGGTGGGCGAAGATCCACCCGGAAGACGCGAGCCGTTCATCTATACCGACGTGACGAAATACTTCCAGCAATTCGAAAGCCAGGCGTATTACCTGGAGCTGCTGCCGACCACGGATAACGTATTCAACACACCCTACACGGCGAACGTCAGCCTGTTAAAGATTCCCAAGCAGATCGATCTCGAGGCAGCGCCGATATGAGCGGTCTCGAGGGTATCGTCAGACCGTTCCAGACCAGCGATATAGGGCCGCCGCGATCGCCATTGCTCGGCAGTCTGGGCACATCGACGGCGACGTCAACCACCGCCGATGCAGCAAAAAACACAATTATAAATCCTGGCAAGGATGGCCAGGTGAAAACGTTTTCCGGCAGTTTTTCGTTAACCATTACTTTTTATTACATCAAGAAGCCGAAAGAGAAGAAGGCAGCTGGTTCCGCTTCCTCCGATCCCGGGAACATCCTCGGCGGCAACCCAAATCCACAACAGGGCAATCCAGGGATATAGCAATGCCTCTCATCCTGCGCTCAGTCAAAGGGTCGAACCTGACGCCGAACGAGGCGGATGGAAATTTTACTTATCTGAACAATCTCATTGCCTCGGTCGAGGACAACATTACCGCCGGGCGCGGCATCGTCGATATCACCATCAGCGGCAATATTATCACCTTCCACATGAGCGACTCGACGCTGGAAACGGTGACGATACCAAGCGGTACATTCACATGGATCCCGAAAGGTGAATGGCAACCGAGCACGCTCTATGCCGTCAACGATGTGGTTTCCTATTTCGGCTCGTTGTATCTGGTTATCTTCGCACACACGTCGCATGTGTCATTCGATGCCGCCGCCAATGACGGCTTCGGGCATTACTTCTATTCGCTGATCCTGCCGAAGGAGCCGGTATGGGGGCAGACCATCAGCGCCTCCATCCATACTACGGTGCTCACAGACGCCAACACCTACATGCGCTTCACCAGTGCGAGCGGCTGCATCGTCACCATCGATCCCGCGGTCGATTATCCGGCCTGGACGGAAATGCATTTCCGTGACGAATGCCCTGCGGTTACCGGTGGCGGCGGCAGCCTGATTATAGAAGCGGCGACGCCTGGCGCCATCAATCCGGTTCTCGGCTATCAGAATATGACGGCGGCGAAGGGTGGCACAATCACCGTCAAACAAGTAGCCGATAGCAAGGTCTGGGATATTTTTGGATTATTGGCGGTTGAGGGCACTGCTTAATGCCGGTTGAAGGCGGCCGCACCACCAAACGCAAAAAAGTATTGTTACCCAGTGGCGAGGAAATCTACATCCCCGTCATTACCGGAATATCATTTACCGATGCGCAGGATCGCGGGCAGGAAACGCAACACACGATCGACAACAGCCTTGAGAGCAATCGCATCGTTCACGTCGATCAGGTCTTTGCCACCACGGTCGACGAAGAGGGCAATGCGACCGACGATCCGCCAGAACAGGACACCAGCAATCCGCTTTATGTCGAGCGTATCGACGTATGGAAAAGCCTGGATGTAGTCGACCGCGGGCAGGAAACTGAATTCAGCATTGACAACAGGACCGGCAACGATACTGCGCCGCCCAGATTCACCAACCATCTGAAGACGCACATCTACCGCTATTTCCAGGACCCGGAAAATCCAGACGACAACGGGACATGGATCGACGCTGAATTGATCGATCAGATTTCCGTTCTTGATCCGGCTGACCGCGGGCAGGAAACAATCTACGCGCTGGAAAATCCTACCAATGCAGAGTTCCAGAGCGGAGATTTATCGGGACAGGCCAGCCCTAACGACCCCGACATCAGCAACGGCGATGGGTCTGAGGGCACGATTGACAATCCGGTCCGTACCGATCCATTTCAGAACATCGTCAATTTCAGTTCGGGCCATTATCTGCTGGTCATGCAATGGGAATGGTATGACTGGTATCTGATCCCGATTCCGTCTCAATCAATCGAATTGCCCTATACTGTGCCGACCGATCTGTCGGTGAGCTTGGATGCGGCAACCGGGGACGGGATTGAATTGCTGTTCAGCGAGCTGGTCACTCAGCCAAATTCGGTTGCGACCGGCGTCAATAAATACATCCTTATAAAAATATGGGATATGCCGAGCCCGCCGGGGAATTTTACCACCGATCCGTCAAAATGTTTCACATTGCACGGTGCTATTTCCGATACGACGGGCGGCGGTGGCAGTGCGGATCGCGACCAGCGCTATACCAAGCAAACCAATCCGCATCCGCCCACCGCTATTGTCACGGCAATCTATGAAGACCTTTCGGTCGGACCCTATCCGACCATGATCTTCCAGCTTTTCTCGAGCAACGATTACGAATATGACGCCGGTCTGTGGAACCCGCTTACACCACAACCGCCTATCCGTTTCACCGGTCCCACTTCAGAGCCTGAGCCAGGTCCGGTTTTCGGTGGTACGCAAGGCGTGGCATCGATCCGCAATACACCGGCCACAGACCATTTTTATAATGCACCGAATACGCCACCGTTCACGACTGTTGCCGGTGGTGATAACACTTACATCACGACGGGAATTTATAAATCCGGGCTATTTGAATTGAAGATCGCTAGTCTCGGACAACAGCAGACCGGACCCAATACCAGCGTAAACAAGATTGCTGCCTGGCCGTCATTGCCGGTGATGCGGACGATCGTCGATGGATCGCCTACCAGTCTGATCTACCCGCCCAATCCTGCCTATAGTCTCGGCTTATATAATGCGCAGGGTACCGACTGGCTGACTGCGGCGATCTATAAATTCGGTGGGCCGCCGATCCTGTCGAACAAATATACGAGCAGCAATCCATGATCTACGGGGTCGTCGCGCAGGTTCCATTCACCGCCCCGCCGCCGATAATCCCACTGTCTCGGCTGCCAGCCGCAGCCTCGCTGAATTTAACTACGGCGGCACCAACTCGCATCGTTTTTAATCCTTCGCCCAATATTGTTCCTGCCGCCGGCTTTGTTCTGCTGGTTGGGCAAACGGCATCGCTATTTGATGCAGCGACGACGGCGTGGATCAATGCAGTCGTGGCAGGTGGCGGCACGGTCAGTACGGCGCGGAAAGTAGTTGTTAACTCCCTCATCACCGGACTAAAAACAGATGGTCTGTGGACCAAGCTTGACCGGCTCTGGGTATTGGCTGCGGAAAATTCACAAAGCGCTCTGATCGACCTCAAGGCGACGGCGACGGCTACTCTCGGCTCTCCCAACCCGACCTTTGCGGTTGATCGCGGGTTTACCGGTACCGGATCGAGCAGCAGCGTCATTGATACAGGTTTCAACGGGGCGAGCGGGACACCCTTACTAAGTCTAAACGATACACATTTTTCGTTATGGAATCTGACCAACCCGTTGCCGACCAGTGCGACCGTAGGATATTGCGGGGCCGATCCTGGTCTCGGTGGCGGCGGGGCTTATTGGATTTATTTTACCGGCGACAGCAGTTTCTATTTCCGAACCAACGATAACGGCGCAGCAACGGCACTGGCTTCGGCGTTTACTACTCACGCCGGGCATTTCATTTCATCCCGCGTGAATTCGACGCAGCGCAAGCTTTACCAGAATGGCACATTGAAATTTACTACTACCGCCACGTCAAATGCGCTGCCGAACATAACTCACAAAATAATATCTTCCGGCCTCGTCCATCAAGCGGCTGCCTATAGCGTCGGCACCAATCTTGACGGTGGATCGGATGCGGTCAATTTTTACACTCGTTTACAAACATATATGCTCGCAATAGGAGCACCGATAAATAGCTTTAGCCCGAGCCCAGCTGCCAAAGCGCTCAACTTAAGCGGCGTTGCACCGCTATTGAATCCTACGCCGTCGCTGGCCACTATCGGCACATTGACCGGCAACGCTTCGGCAACGACGGCAACCCTAACGATGCCGGCCTCGCTTGTGAATGGGAATATTCTTGTCGGATTTATTCAATTGCCTGCTGCAGGCGGCAAGACATTCTCGGTTGGCGGCGGCTGGACTATTGGTGATACAGACGCGGCGGGTAATTCGGCGTGGGCCTGGCGCTATGTGGACGGTTCACAAGCGGCGCCGGTCTTCTCATGGGGCGGTGCCAGTGTTGCGTGGCATGGTCAGGTAGCGCAGATACAGACTGTCAAGGTAACCGGCGCTATTGGAGCATCCACGAAAGCCAATGGAACGGTTAGTCCGATTGCCGTCGGTGCTGTAACAACGACCGCTGCAAGAAGCTTGATCTTGGCAATTCTACTGAAGGCGGGTAGCGAAGTAATTACGGTTCCCACCGGTTTCACCAGTATTGCGCAGTTTAATGATTCCACCGCATCGGATCGCCTGGCCGTTGAAACAGTTGTTGCATCGGGCGCGGCAAGCGATGCGGTATCCGTTGCTATTACCAACGCGGTTTGGCAAGGATTCCTCATTGAAATTAAATCACTGTGAACCAGCGTGAAGTCACGCATAACAGGAGAACGAAAAATGTCAGTCGTACCAGTTACCATCAATGGAATTGCGTATCCGAAGAACAAGAAAGATCCACCGTTCCCCGTAACCATTGTCGGGCAAGCATGGATCAGCGGGCTAAAGCCCGGCGGTGGTCCGTCGCCAGGTGGTCCGCCTCTTGAGATCTGGGGCGACATCGGCGACTACATCGATGCTGGCTTGCCGCTGCCACAGCCGCCACCGTCAGTCCCGACGACACCGACTGAGCCAAAGCCTCCTCCGTCGGGTGGTGGATGGGGGTGGTCCCCGGATTATGGATGGGGATATTTCCCACCGCCGGGAAGTGCAACTCCAAAGCGCCCATAGCTTATATGGATAGGGAGGGGCTTCTGATGCATGCTGCCTCTCCCGCTTTTCTTGCTCTTGCCCTCATCCTGCTCACGTCGCTGGATGGAAAACCTATCTGGGTGGAGTCGAGCGCGGTGGTTATCATTCGCACGCAGTCGCACGAATGCCAGGACGGGCACGGCTCGGTAATCCGTGTCGGCAGTAATGCTTTGTGTGTAAGGGAAAAGCCCGATCAGATCAGGGAGCTGATTTACAATGCGGATCGTCATTAGTAGTGGCCACGGACTAAAGGTGCGTGGTGCCTCTGGAATTCTCGACGAGGTCGACGAGGCACGCAAGGTGGTCCCGGCGGTTGCTCAGGATCTGCGCGCGTTAGGCCATGAGGTGACGGAATACAATGACGATGTTTCCACTTCGCAGAATGAAAACCTGCATCGCATTGTGGACTTTCATAATGCTCAATCGCGAGACATCGACGTTAGTGTTCATTTTAACGCCTACATGCCGACTGATGCTGGCATGGGGACGGAGGTGCTTTATCTCACGCAGGAAGACCTAGCGCGGCGCGTGGTCGATGCGATCAGCAATTCCTGTGGCTTGATCAATCGCGGGCCGAAGAAGCGCACCGATCTATACTTTCTGAACAATACCAACGAGCCGGCGATCCTGATCGAGACATGCTTCGTTGACAGCAAATGTGATGCGGATCTGTACCGGAAAAACTTCACGGCCATCTGCCGGTCGATCGCCATGGTGGGCAACAAGGGGCGGCCACAGTTATATGAATGGAACGGCTTGGTCAGTTGGTTTGGTGGGCCAGAGGATAGCGGGGTCAGTGCCGACGAAGGTCTGGCGTTCATCTATGAGGTAGACGATGCGCCGCATCTTTTCCTCGAGGAACAACCGAGCGGGACGACCGGATTAGCGCGGCGCCTCGATCCTGATGGCGACTACATCGCAATGCGCTGGGACTATGAGCAGACGCCACGCGAGACGCTGCTGACCAATCTGGCGTTAGTGCATGCGCCGGCGACCGGGAAAAAATATTATGCCTATCCGGCCGATTGGGGTCCACACGTCGACACCGGTCGCATCGCTGACATTAGTCCAGGTCTTATGGAAAAGCTCGGCATCAAGACCGACGATGCGGTCGATGTCAGTTTCCCGCATACCGAGAAAAAGCGATCATAATTGAAACGGCGGGAGTCTCATGGCTCATCCTTCAATGCGCGGATGGCAGCGGCTAATGTTTTTGGGCATGGCGCCGATACATAGCCGATATAGCTCTCCGCCACCTGTGCGCAGCGTTCGATGGTGGCCTTGACCTGTATTTGATTAACGGTCTGATCTGCCCTCGCACAAATGGCTTTGGCTTCTTCAATATCCTCTTGGGTAAATGATGGTTTCACCCCCGCAGCGGCTGCGAGGGCGGCGGCAATGGCGTCGTCTGGAATGGTACCATATAGCTTATGCCAATCGCTTAAACGATTTCGCGCCGCCTCTATCTGTGCTTGCGTTGGTGAATTTGTGGGGGCCACGCCTCCCTGCGTCGGCAGTTCATTGACGTGGCCCGCCTTGCTGCCATCCGTGACGACCGGATTCTTACCCGGAGGCGGCTGCAAACTATTTTCTTTTCCCACGACTTGGACGAGCTCCTGTTGGAAGTGTCTAACCCTGAGAACAATTGAGCAATTCTGAGTGTCTACCCCTTTGATAATTCGACTAATCCGCACAACGGGGGTTTATGGGAATATTAAAACAAATCAAATGCATGCAGTGTCTAACCATTCCGAACCTGTCCATGGAAATACTAGGGAATTTTAGCATAGCGTCTAACCTTCTTTAACTCTCTTTCCATTTTGATGCTCCATTCTTTAAGGCAAGTAAAAGTGCAAAATTGAGCAGAATGCAATTCGCCGGTGTCCCAATCTGGATATTTTAGAAAGTATGGACCTGGAAGGCCGATCTCACTCTTGCAACAATCGCATTTATAAATTTTGTTCATCCTGCTCTCCTTACGCTCTATCTTTTTAACGCCTCGTCGATCGTCCTATAAAAAACGTCGACTAAAAGTTTAAGTCTCTTTTGCTGGACCTTATGAATTGTCATGTTGCTTTTCCAAGCGGCTATCAATGGGCCTTCTTTTCCGTGCTTTTGACGCCCCTTTAGAGAGGACTGCAATTCGCGCTGAATTTTATCTGTCAATTGTTCAAATTGTTTCTTAAGTCGTAATGCTTCTTTTCGTGTCATTTGGCCTTCCTCGCGGCATCCGCCGCTTCCCATCGCAGCATCGCATTCTTCGCCAACTGCTTCCTTGCCGCGCGCTTGGTGTAATGCAGCGCCATCTTCGCCGAGCGGTGGCCGGTGACGGCCATGATCTCGTCAATCGAGCATCCGGCCTCGGCCAGTGCCTGCGCGGCATTCTTGCGCAAGCCGTGGAATGAATAGCCCTTGATGCCGAGCCGCTGCAGCTGTTGTCGCACTAGGCGCGACAGGCTGGCCGGATCATAAGGATTGCCGCGCTCACCGAGCAGGATGAATTTACCCTTGCGCGGTATGGACTGTAGCACAGCCCTGAGTGCTATATGGCAGGGTATCACCACGAACTCGCCAGTTTTTTGCTGCACCACCTCGATGGTTTCGCCGTCGAATTGCGACCATTTCATCTTGACCACATCGGAGCGGCGTTGCCCGGTATAGCGGCCGAGCATGACAGCCAGGCGCAAGTGAGCCGGGGCCGCGGCGTCGAAAGCAGCGAACAGTTCCTCACTCCACGGCTGCCGTTCATTTTCCTCCCTGTGGCCATGCAGCCTGCTCACTCCAACGGTCGGATTTGCCTCGAGCTCAAGATCAAGGTGCTGATCGGCAAACTGCCACAGCACTGACAGGCGGCCGAGCGCGCTGTCCGCCACCGAGGCCGAAAAGCGGCGGTGAAAGTGATCGCGCATCGCCTTCACATGCCGTGGCCGCAGATCGCGCAGCATGCCGCCGCCGAATGTTCGCTTGAGTTCGTCAAATATTCTGCGGTCTGATCGCCAAGTATTGGGCGCGCGCGCATTGAATGCCTTGGTGGCGACGAATTGATCGATACCCCAGCCCAGCGTGCCGCGGAGGAATCCGATCTTGCTGGCATCGATCTTGAATTTCTGTGCGGAGTTTGCCGCTTCATAGGCCGCCATAAAGCCGGGCGCATGCGGTGCCGGTAATTGGACGGCCGAGTATCCCTTGCGGCGAAAATAATAGCGCGCCCTGCCGTGGCGATCTTTGTATGCCTTGATGAAAGGCAGCTTCATTTTCTCACGCTGGAAATTATCACATCGAAACTGTTCGGTCGGTCATTGTCGCTGGTCATTTGCTCAAAGGCTAGCTCCAGCGCCAGCCGGTCCCAAAGCGCCAAACTATCGATATGAACTGGTTTCGGCAGCTTGCCTTGCTCGACCAGTTCGAGGAATTTGCTGCGCGATATGGATAAATAGGCCGCAGCCCGCTCGGCCTTCATGGCGCGCGGTGGATAGGCCAGATGATCGTGCAGTTTACTTTCCATTCATTCTCTCAGCTAGCATTCGCAGGCCATATTCACGCAATGCTTCGTGCGGCAAATCTTCCAGGGGCGGCCAGCAGCAGCCATCCTCGGTGACCTTCAATGGCTCGTCGGTTCGCAATGGTGCTTGTAATTTAGGTGCGGGTAAAACTTTATCTTCTGCATGATGAGAAAATACCGGATCAAATTTTAGATTGCGCGGCGGACCTCGGCGGTTCGACCAGCAGTGGTCACGGCTGTACCAAAACAGATGGACTCGTGGCCATAGCTTGCGGGCTTCGTGTTTGCTGAGGCAGACCGTGCTGGGCGCTGCCGCTGCCGACTGCGTCATTACAATAATCATGAGGGACAGCGTAAGGATGATCAGGCCGAGCGCAATGATCAGCAGATAGAGTTGGCGGATGAGGTGATCACGCCGCATGATTTTTTCCGCCTGGCGGTCAATTGACAGCATCACACTGCCGGCGATTTGTTTTGGTTGCCGATCAACGCGCTCATTTGCTTGTGCGTCGGCGGCGGCTGCAATTTTGGCGCTTCAGCATCTTCGGCCACCGTCTGACGAATGACCGGCACCGACGGAATTTCAAAGGCGCGCAATTGGGCCAGCACCGAAGCGAACAGGCCCTGCAGTTTGCCGTGGCGCACCACTGCCTCATCGCGTTCCAACTGGTAGCCCGTGCAGCGGCTCTTGAGATCGCCGATCTCGTTTTGCAGGCCGATAATCGTGTGCTTGGCCTGCGTGCAAAGCTCCATGGCGCGGTCATAGTCGGCCCGGACATTGTCACGATCTTCCTTGACGGCGGCAAACTCGGCAATGCCGGCCTCGATGGCGGCTTGTGCCTGTGACGAGCGCGGTCGGCTCACCGTTGCGATCTTGGGAATGTCGGGCATATCATCCCTCCGTATTGCGTTTTTCAGAGATTGCATTCGGCTGGTGACTGACATTGGCGGCATCATGTTTTGAAGGAATTGCATGGCGTTGCCTCTCCTGCGCTATAAATTCTTCGTAATCGAAAGACCATTGCAGGCGTCTGCGGATTTCCGCGTTCGTGGAAGTGTCGCGCTGCCGTGCTTCTTTTTTCAATTGCTTAACCATTAGTAAATCAAGCCTAAATTTGATTCCTATCGGTTTATGTTTTTTATATCTGTTCATGGCTTGGCGAACTCAATGTTCGTAACCGCCAGGGCCGGTGCGCACCATCATGCCAGTCGCTTTGATACGTCCGCTTTTTAGTGCTTTCAATAAATCACGCTTTGCCTGTCGTCGTGTCATGCCAGTGCGTTTCATAATTAGTTCAACGGCCTCATTGAGACTTATCCAATCATGTTGCTTTTTCATTTTCCAGTTCGTCACTGATCTCGGTGCCCGGCTGTGCTTCTTTTTTCTCGTCACCCCCGAAGGCATCGAGCGCGTCGACCATATTGGTGATCGGCTTGACGTCGGCGGATGGATTATTCGGCTTGTTGAATTCATAGAGATCGTCGTCGGCCCGGATCAGATCATCGAGATCGGATGACATCGGCAGGCGCTTGGCTAAATTTCTCAGGACGGTTTTTTGCCAAGCCTCCTCGGTCCATTCGGTCCATAGCGGCGAATTTTTTGCGCGTGAGACATTGCGGCGTTTATTGATTTCGCTCTCCGACATGACTTCAACCATGATGCCGCCGTCTTTGGTGTTGGCAATCGCATAAGCCCGTACTGGTTTGCCGGTGCCATCGCCGGGCACATGATTGAGATGCGGTCCATGCTCGTCTTTGTAATAATGGAACACGTCATTATCTCGCACGATATCGACATCGATCGATTTGAATTGTCCGCTATTTCTAAATCTTTTTAACAGCCCGCCGACCATCGGCAGCCACTGCGCCTTGTCCTTGAATGGGACGATGGCACCGTCACGGCCGTCCGGTAGCAACCCATCGGATGCTGCCCTCAGACAGGCGTTCCATAGCGATTGCCGGTCACAGGCGAGCAGATCGGGATTGAGCTGCACGGCCGTCATCACCACGCGGATGAAGCGCTCGGGCGGAATGTGGGCCGGCAGGGCATTTTTTAACTCGCCTTGTCGCGCATCAAAATGCTCACGCAAGGTGATGAGCGGGTGCTTTTGTTTCTCGGCTTTGGCGGTGGTCATGTTTCCTCCAGAAAGATTTGCGCCATAAATCGTTCCTAAAAGTAGCCGGGGCATTTGCGCCCCGGATCAAGACGTTTAAGATGCTGGCGCATCAGCAGATGCAGATGCAGATGCAGGAGCAACCACAACCGTATCCTCTCCAATTGCATCAGCAGTAACCTCATCAGTGATGCGTTTTACACCATCAAAATATTGCGCTTCTGCACGCTTCAGGGCGGCAAAGTATTGATCCTGAATGCGCTGCATGGCTCCAGCATGGTTGCGTACCTGTTGGGTATAGGTGCGCAACACGCTGGCAGGCTTTTTAGAAAGTGCTGTATTCATACAAACCTCCTTGTTGCAGCTGTAGCTTTGAGTTCATCGCGGACACGGTTAAGCCGTGCCATTGCGTCTTTTGACCCGCCGCGATCCGGGTGAAGACGTGTTGCCAGGGCACGGTATCCAATATCGATCAGTTCCTCGGCCAGATCGCGATGCAGCTTGACTTCATCATCACGGGACTGACGCTCCTGTACGAACGTGTCGCGCGCCACGTCTCGCAACACACGGCGGAAGTCTGTCTGCTGCTTGGATTGACGGTCCTCACGCCTGCGATCTGTGTCACCAACCATCTGTCGTAGGCTGCTAGGCATATCGGTCGCCCCGCGATCATTATGATGACGAGCTAACCGCATGTAGCGAGAGGCTGTGACTTGGCTTAGTTCAAAGTTCTTTGTAAGCCACCGGCTCCATGCGCCGTGAGCTAACTGATCCTTGGCCTCGATCAGCATGTCGCCGGCCTTAACGTAATGCTCAATGCCAGCCTCATTCCCCATCTGAAGCTCACTTTGGATCATGGGTATGAGTGTCTTCAAAGGTCTAGCTATATTGCGTCCGTGAGTTTGCGCGATTGCGACGTGTTTCATGTTTTCATCTCCTTGATGCGCAGCATGCGCGGTTCACTTTGTTTCCTCATTTGCACGTCGTCGTCACATAAGACCCATCATGCTTGTACGGGCCCTGGTAGTAATTGGTCCTGCAAGTTGTCGGCGGTGTCGGGTAAGTTTCCGTCGCGCGGTAGGTTTCCTTTGGCGTGGTGTAGTCGCCTACTGCCCTGACCGGTTGCGAGTCCGATATCTTGATCAAGAAAAAGATCGCCGCTATCAGAAGAAGAAGTTTGCCGAGTTTGCTCATGACTTGAGTTCCTTGATGCGCAATACGCGCGGTTCGCTAGGTTGAACGGTGTAGCCTTTGCGTTGCTCTGATTTCCAAGTCACGCGAAACTCCGGCACCGTCGCCACGGCGGCATCGCGCATGCGATCCATCACGAGTGCTTCCACTTCGGTGCAACGCTCGGTCGCCATCTTGATGCTGCGCTTGAGATCGGCGCGTTCGGCTAGACCTGAAATCACCTCGTTGTCGGTGGAAAGATCGACGGTCTTTGCGCCCGATTCGCGCGGTGCCAGGGCAGCGATTAAATCCTTGTCCTTGCCATAGTCCGCGTCCGGTTCCTTGCCGTCGCGGATGTCGTTCCAAAACTGCACCACCGCCTGCCTGATGCGTTTCTCGGCGGCTTCGTGGCGCGGCACCTCGAAGATGTGGCAAGGCAGTTCATGCGGATCGACGACCAGGACGGCGATGGCGCCGAAACTCGCATTGGTCAGCATCATCTCGGTGGTGATCTGCAGCGTGACCCACATGGGCGGCCCGGCCAGTTCAGTCTTGCCGTTCCATTCATTCAAGAAAACGGAGGGTGCGGCGGTCTTGCATTGGAGAATTCCCCGACGCTTTTGCGCATCCTGGATGTAGAAATCAGGCGTGCAGCCGAGGCGCAGATCAGGGTCGCGCCAGTACTCATTGGCTTTGGTCAGTTTCCAGTCGGGTTTCTGCTCGGCCACGGCAGCGGCGACGGCGCTTTCGAGGATACGGCCACGACGGAGCGGTCCGCTGTCCGGTTGTTGCGGCAGCTCGACCAGGCCTTGCTTCTCGATATAGAGCCGTAAGGCCGATGTATAGGGATGCAGGCCATGCAGCGCCGGCTCCACCGATGCAGTCACGTCTTTCTTGCGCAGCGATAGCCATTGCTCGCGGCTGACGATGGCGATGCTTTCGATGGTCATGATGCGCCACCCGTTGCTTTGGCGATGGCGGCGCGGGCGGCATCAACAGCCTCCACATACTTCCCGGCCTTACGGACGGCGGCAACACTCGCCTCGCCCCCGAATGGTGACAGATGGCCGCCACGATCAAGAATGTTTTGCAGCGCCGCCAGCAAATCAGGCGCGGCGGAGACTAGGCGGGCGTCGGCTTCGTTGTCGCCCTGATAGATTTCTTCTTCCCGGTTCGCTCCCGACGTTACGACATACCATGTCAATTTGGTTTTTCCGTCCAACGCCAAGTCTTCACAGCGACCAGCGATCCACGGTTCCGGTGTGTGTGTCATGATGCCACCGCGAGCAGGAACCACACGATGGCCGTGGCACTCACCACGATACCGGTGAACAGGAAGGCGGCGGCGATCTGGGCGGCGAATTCAAGGGTTTGTTTGATCATGCCGCCTTTGTACATCAGGCGTACACTAGCTGTCAACGCCAAATGTGCGTCAGGCGTACAAATAAATCAGGCGCTGCGTTTGATGATGGTTTTGGCCAGATCGACGATCAGCTTGCGCTCGCCGGGCCTAGCTTGGTCCCATAAGGTCCAAAGGCCCTCGGCTTCATTGGGGTCGCGCATGAGCAGGGAGGCTGCGTCGGTCCCCAAGGCATCGGCCAGAGCCTCTAGGATGGGTTGTGAGTAGGGTTGCAGCCCTCTTTCGATGCGGGAGAGGCTGGCGTGGGTAAAACCGCCCACGGACGTTCCTACGCGGTCTGCAGTCTGTTCCAGGGTCAGTCCACGGTATTGCCGCCAGGCCCGGATATAGGTCGGGCGAGCGGGCCGACGGAACCGCGAATTGACGCGTTGTTTGCCCATGTACATAGGATGAACGCAATACTGG